TATTCCTGATGTTGGCAAATATTATACCTTTATATACGTATCAAAGACTCCAAATATTCAATATGATCAACACCCATTGATTGCTGTTACTGCTGTAGAACGTTGGGGATTCAAAGGAATTAATTTCCACTGGGGGCAATCACGCAATTATACATGGGAAGAAATTGCAGGAAAGATGCATGTTGTAAGAAACAATGAGATTGAATATTTGCGTTCATTACCTTTTGCAAAATTTGTCAATAAATAGATAAAAAAGTCTCATGGCAACCAAATACATATATTCCGATGGGACTGGTCCAAAGTTAAATGGAACTCAGTTATTCTTTAGAACAGTAACACGTTATCAAGTAGATAATAATGGAAAAGTTGTAGGAAGTCCAGTAACTGGTGTTTATTATACTACAAAAGGTGGCGGTAGATCTAGTACAGGTGAAATTTGGACTCCTGGTGATATAAATGATCCAAGTGGATTTAATCAAGGAGGTTATGTATTTGCTGCGGTCACCACCGATAAAGGAAAAACATTTCTTCCAACATACTATACTCAAAATGATGCAGATAAAGGACTCATTCCTTTCGGGAAAAATATAGGAGATCCAGTTTTAAGTCCAACAGCACTTCAATCATTAAATGACCCAAATGGAGTTTTGAACCAAGCAATACAAAACTCCATTATCAATACAGCAGTAAAAACTCAACCAGGATTGGCAGCACAATTAGCTGCAAAGTTATCAAATACACAACCAGATCCCCAAGCACCTGCTCCAACAGCACCTGGAGGATCTGGAGGATCTGGTGCAGGAACAAATCCTACATCAACTCCTATGGATGTTGAAATGCCAGGAGTAACTGAACAAAAAGTTGGCAGTTATGGACAATGGATTTATCCAGAAGGATTGGGAGACAATCGCCAAGACTTTATTGAGTTTATGATGTTTGAGTATGGTGGAAGAAAACTTGGTGGATTTAATCCTACATCTGGATTAGCAGATAGAAATATCAACACAAAAAATATTCTTGGTAGAGTATGGTTACCAATTCAACCAACAATTTCTGATATGAGTAGTGTGGATTGGCAAAATGATAATATAAACCCATTACAGGTATTGGGTGCAGAAGCTTCAAGAGACCTTCAAAATGGTACTTTTACTGAAGCACAAATTGGTCAACTTATGGGAATGGCAGCAAGTGAAGATGTAAAAAGATATATTCAATTATGGGCAGCAGGAAAAGCAGTAGGAACAAATCTACTCTCAAGATTTTCTGGTGCAGTTGTAAACCCAAACATGGAACTTTTGTTTAATGGTCCTCAACTCAGACCATTTAATTTTAGTTTTAGACTTTCACCAAGAAACGAAAGAGAAGCAAAACAAGTTAAAGGAATTATTCGTTTTTTCAAAAAAGGAATGGCAGTTCGCAAAACAGATCAAGAATTATTTCTCAAAACTCCAAATGTGTTTAAAATAATATATCGAAATGGTAATAATAAAAATCAAGAGCACACATCAATCAACAACATTAAAATTTGTGCATTGACTCAATGTTCTGTTGATTATACTCCTGACGGATCTTATTCTACATTTTATGATAAAGAGTCAACAATGACATCATATGGATTGACTCTACAATTTAATGAACTTGAACCAATCTTCAATGAAGATTATGGAGATCTTAGTAATAAAACAAAACAATCTGTAATCGGTTACTAAAAATGTCAAAACCATATTTCCGCCAAGTTCCTAATTTTGAATATATTAGTAGAACCAAGGACGAACAGTATATTTCAAATTATGATACTGTAAAAAATCTTTTTAAACGTGGAAAAATTCGTGAAGATATTTTTGGAGATCTTTCATTTTTCACAAAATATTCAATTGTTGGAGATGAAAGACCAGATAATGTTGCATATAGATTTTACAAGGAATCATCATTGGATTGGGTAGTTTTGTTGGCAAATAATATTTTGAATATTCAAACAGAATGGCCAATGACACAACAAACTTTTGATAAGTATCTTTTGGAAAAATATGGTGATTATGATACCTTATATAATGGAATACATCATTATGAAACTGAACAAATTTTAAACACTGAAGGAATAACTATTGTCCCAAAAGGTCTTGAAGTTTCTGCAGGATATTCAGTGACATATTATGATTCTGGATTAGGACAAGAAGTTACCAAATCAAATATTGGTCAGGCAGTTACTAATTTTGATTATGAAAATAAGATTCAAGAAGATAAGAGAAATATCTATATTCTGAAGGCAAGATATTTAAATGTATTGTTTAATGACTTAGATAATATTATGGAATACAAAAAAGGTGGAGATCAATATGTGAACTCCACCTTAAAGAAGGGTGATAATATCAGATTATTTGAATAATCACTCGTCAACCAATTTCTGGAAATACTTCATCGCATCATCTTCATCTTCGTCATCTGCAGTTGACAGATTCGGAAGAGAAGGAGAAGACTTGCTCTTCTGATAAGATGCTTCCAGTTCTTCCATCACTTTGTCTTCCTTGGAAGGAGTTTGAACATAGGATTCATACTCTTCCTCTTCAGCATAGCTTTGTGTACGAGGAGCAGACTTAGTTCCCAGTACATACTTCAGACGCTTTTCCAGATCTTCATATGACTTGAACTGATCTGGAGCAACGATTGCAGACAGAGAATACTCTTTCTTCCACAGAGTTTCCAGAGCATCATCATCTTCCATCAGAGGAGAAGAAGAATCAAACTCTGATTTGTCATAGTTCCAATAACCTTCAACCTTGCGAATCTTCAGGCGGAAGTTGGCACCCGACCAGAAATCAAAGGGATTGATCGGTTCTTCATCTTCAAATTCTGGTTGCATAGCATTCAGAATCTTGTCAAAGATCTTCTTACCGAACTTGAACAGGAACACTTTACCTTCGTTCTGAGGATTTGCAGGGTCCTTCACAACGTAGATGTTGCTGTAATAGTTCAGTTTGCGCTTTTGCTTACGCACAGTTTCTTTATCTTTCTCGCTACCGCTGTTCCACAGTTCACGATTGTGCTCCGACACAGGATCCTTCTGACCAAGAGTAGTCAGAGAGTTCTCAATGTACCAACCGCCAGGGCCTTGGAATGCGTGAGAATACATCTTCACCCAAGGAAGATCTTCACCCTCAGGTGCAGGGAGGAAACGAATCACTGCAGAACCAACACCGGTTTTATCCATTTCTGGTTTCCAGAAACGTTCATCTGCACCACTAGAACCAGTGCTCATTTTTTCAACTTCTTTCACCAGTTTTTCGGTGAGAGAACCAAGTTTAGATTGCTTTTTAAGATTAGCAAAAGACATGTGTACCTCGTGTAAATTGGATTTGGCCTTTGTGTACCCCGTTATTTTAATCCTTCAGGTCGTTTTTGTCAACCTGTTCACGCATCACATCGATTAGTTTTGACATGTTGCCGAAAATTACGTTCATATCAACATTTGCTTCAAGACCCATCATTGTGGCAGATTCTGAGATTTTTTGCTTCATTGCTTTAGCTTCAGGATCATCAGAAAGACTTAAACGAGTATAAAGAACTTGCTGCTTGTTCAATAACTTTTGCAGCAAGTCAATATGTTTAATTTTATCATCCTTATCCATTTTAAAGAATCGAAATACATTGTGATATATTTCTTCTTGCAATTCGGATATTTCTGTCATCTCGGCACGGACAACTTCAGATTCAAAAAAACTCATTTAACACCTACCACAATTTCTTTTAGAATTTTACGATAACGGAATACATCGATATTTAGAAAGGGAGAATATTTTTTTATTTTTAGACTTACAATCTCCCAAATCGGGTCTTTTAATTTTTTATCAAAGGATTTCCCGAACATGAAGATTCTATCATAGATCACAAGCGTTTCAAGACTAATTTTACCGCTCAGGAAATTTTTGAGAACTGGTGGATGTCCATTTTTACAATCAAAAACATCCTCAAATTTATTTTCAGAGAAAAGTTTCTCAGATTCTTCTTTAAAAATATAACTTAACGACTGAATCTTTCTTTGCCAGTCTGTATAATTTCTGTCACCTTCACGAATAATGCTTCCAACCCACAAATTAGCAGGATCAGAAGCCATAACAAAATTACTGACAAAGAAGTCCTGAATTTCTTGATCAGTCTTGTTACGGGACATTTTTTCAAACCAGAATCTGTCCTTTCTTTTATAGAAAGATTGTACGCTTGCTCTAATCTTTCCACAATATTTTTGATAATCATAATTTGGTTGTGTAAAATGGTTTTTCAGCGCAATATAAGTTTTATAAGTGTCAAAAGGCATCATTCTGAAAAAAGTAATAGGGCAATTTTTTGCCGGAGTTTTTTTTCGACCAAAAATGGAATTAAAGTTGAATTTAGAAAACCAATCTAGCTCTTGAACTACGCTTCAAAAAGTTTAGTTGAATTGCTTCATACTTAAGTTTTTCTTTAAGTGGTTTTGAAATTAATTTGGGAACACTTTCAAGATCAATACTATTTTTTTCGCAAAAATATATGATAGCATCAATATAATTCATACTCAAATTGCTATGAACAAGACCCTCAATTTCTTGAGCAAATTTTGTTGGGCAGAAAAATTTGTCTTCGAATACTTTTTCGAGTTCATTCTGCATTTGACCTAACACAGTAACGTACATTTATAATAAAACTTTTGATCATCATAATACATAACTTATTATTTGTCAATGCTTGACAATTTATCAGTAACAAATTTTTTAATATATTGAGTCAATAGGCGAAGATATTTTTCTTTATCTCTCTCTTCATATACTACGCATTCTCCAGTTTCGCAAGTCATAATGATTACAAATTTTTTGACTGATAAACCAGTCAATTCATGAAGCATACATGCATAAGCACAACACTGAACGAAATAGTGTTCGATCCACTCCTTTGGTTTTGGTTTTTTGGAGGTTTTAAAGTCAATAATAGAAAGTTCTCCATCATGTTCTGCAACACAATCTACAGTTCCAGCAATCCCCAAATATTTGCTGTAGAGAGAACCTTCTAGCGCATAGATATTATTTATACGTTTTAATTCGGGTATTGCAATCTGAAATAACATCTCAGAAATTGGAAGAACATTAGAGTTGCAGTCCATATTGCGGAGATATTGCTCGATTAAAGTATGAGCATCTGTTCCTCTTGCTGTAGCCTTTCTGGTGATCCGATCCGCTTCTGCGTCACCAACTTTCTTGCGCCAGGATGCAAAAAAATCTTTGTTGAAATGACTAATTACAGAAGTAATTGAAACTAGTTTAACTAATTCAGTTTCATCGGGAATGCTGTAATATCTTACACCATCAACAGTTTCCCGCTTCAATTCGGGAAGATCAATGTCTACATGATTAAATTTCATTACATTCCAAGTTCAGCTTTAGCAACAAGATACTCTTTACACAGTCCGGATCTTACAATATCCTCAAGTCCAAATTCAATAATTTCCATCGATGGCATTTGATGTAGAATTCTCATGAAATCAATAATACCATTCTTTTCATTGGTTTTGATAAGATCTGATTGAGTCGCGTCTCCACAGAACATAATCTTAGTATTCTCACCAACACGAGTGATGATTGAATCAAGTTCATGGAAGTTTAAATTCTGAAACTCATCTACAATAATCACAGCATTATCAAGAGTCGTACCACGAATAAATGATGTACTCCAAAAACTAATAGTTCCTTGATTTTTCAAATTGCCATACAACATTTCAAAGTCAGAGTCTGTCGGCATTTCAAACATGTATTTTACCATATTCTTATATGGAATCTGGTAAAGAGATGATTTATCTTCATGGTCACCAGGAAGGAAACCAATCTCACGAGTAGCAACAAGAGACCTAACGATATAAATTTTTTCGTAAGGAGATTTTTCGTTTAAGACATCTTGAAGTGCATTGTAAAGGGTAATAAAGGTTTTACCAGTTCCAGCAGCACCATATGCGACAATGTTTTTGCCATCATCATATGCATCAAACAAACGTTCTTGATTGTCTGTCAGTGGATCAATATTGCGAATATAGTCGAGATTGATTGGTTTCTTTCTCTTCATCTGCTTGTTACTCATTCCAAAGGGAACTGGGCTGGTGCCGATCCCTGCTGATTTTTTTCTTGGCATACTAATTAAAAGGTCTAACTTTTGATCCTGGAGCTTTAGAAGCTTTTCTTAACACGTCATTCCATCCTGGGTTTTTTTGAATGAGTTTATCAGCCCATTCTCCAACTTCCCCTGCAGATGCACACCCTTCAGACCAATCCCTTTTCCATTCAGGATTGTCTTTATACCATTGAGTAATGTCATGAACACTCATTTCGATTACTCGTTTTTCTCCCGTCTCTACGTGAATAATCGGATAAATTGCCATAATGTGTAATAATGTGTAATGTTATTTAGATCCATTCTAGTGCTTCTGAAACTGATGGGAACTGCTCAGAGAATACTTTCTTACACTCAAGTGCAATATCCATATGTTCTTTCTGAGTTCCGTTTGCAGAACGCAAATTAATATAATGAATCCAAGAACGACAAGAACCCGTCATATAGATGCGTGTAGGAGTTGCCAGAGGCAGCACGAAGCGAGCACACTCTTTGGCAACACCATGATCAAGAAGTTCCTTGTAGAGACGCATGGAGTGTGCAAAATGGTCTTGAATCTTACTCTGCAATGTCAGTTTCTCATATTCAGGA